CCCTGAGGAGTCCATAGTTCAGTTACCACTTACTCTATGTTTGCTTTGATAAGTCCGTATTCGCCAGCTACACCAGCTATCGGCCCCATGTAACCAACGGGAGAAAGGTTAACTGTACCATCTTCATCATAGACTTCTACTGCCCCATCTACACCATTAGATGCTACTAAAGGAACACCCAAACCGGGAGTACCATCAATTAAAGCTGTTGTAAATCCTTGAACACAAAGCCATCCATAATATGTATCTGCAATATCAACACAAGTCCAACCTAGTGGAGCATGGTCTACATCGTTAGCGTCATGGGCCTCTACTTCTTTGTAGGGGTTTTCATATAACCCAACTTGCTGTGAGGTTGTTATCGCAGTTACAAGTCCGTCAGGCTCGTCAAGCGTAATCACGCATCCTGTTGCACTTGATACTGCTGTATTGCTTTTAACCCTATACATATGACCTTCTTCTTCAACATCGTTGAAGATAAGCCATCCATCTTTGTACTGGTCTTTGGTAATAGTCAGTGAACCTGACAGGGTTACTGTGGTTGCTCCTGCTGAAGCAGCAGATACTGCTAGATCAACTTGGTGGGCAGCAGTCATATCTGCACCCATTACTAATTTACCAGCGGTTATTGCTTCTCCTGCCTGACAATATACAAATGTTCTATCGAAAATCTGCATACGTGTACCTAACTTCTGCTTTTGTGCTGAAGTCGTTACTTTCTCCCATCCATAACTACCACTAACTGTCGTTGGAAATGCCATAGCAATCCTCCTTAAAGGTTACTTATTACAGGGTTTATCCCTGCGACCAACCGATATTTTTAACTGATATAACCTCGGTCAATCATTACAGTTATATCAGGCACTAACCACAGCTTCTTTATGTCTGTGGTATGTGTGCATCTTTAAAGATAGTGCCTTAGCCGAAGGAGTTTCCCCCTTCGGCTCAAAGTCACATTCATCACACTTGGTAGCAAGATTCTTCACAGTATTCTCTGTGCACCATCGACAGGTACATTTATCACTGGGAGCCCATGCAAAAAGTCCGATACGGGCCTTTCTTTGAACGTAATCAGGATTGCCCGGAACATTATCTACAAAGGTGCCAACCTTGCGAACTATATCACCCTGTGTATTATAGGCTGGCCTGTGCCTGTAGAGTCTTGTCTTGGGTTGCCACTCATCTATATATTTTAATGAATAGCCCAGACCTGCCAGATCTGCCTTCATTCTATTCCGCTCAGTAATTCCTGCCATTAATAACTCCTGTTAAGAAGTTGCAATGTCGCCAATTTCAAATGTAACGGGCGCTCCACGGCTATCATCAAGTTCAAACACACCGTAATCTGCAACCATTACTACTTCCCAAGCTCTGAGAGAGGCATCTCTCTGTCTCTCTGTACCAGTCTCTTTGCTATTAAGGGTAGCCAGTGCAGTTTTATCAGCTATAACACCAACACCTGAATCAACGCCTGACTCTTTTTCTATATTGCCATCCTCGAAAATTGATACGCCATTAATAGGACGCAGGCCACTGTAGAAGTTCTTCAGTAAATCTACGCTCCATCCAGACGTAAGTTCCGCATTATTCCCTGCAGTTGTAGCTACTTCAGAAGATAGCTTTGCGACTGCATTGGGATGATGGAGTATATAGACCTGATTTCCAAACTTATTTGCTTTTGCATTTGAGATAATGGCATGAACATTGGCTGCAGTCATACTCCTGCCGTCAGTAGATAAGTCATCGCCACCATTCAAGCTACTATATAGTGCAATGACATCATTATCTTTCTTTCTTGCCATGCCATCGCCAAGCTGCCTGCCTATCATAGCAAAAACATTCGTTGCCATCTGCCTGAGCAGCTTATCAGTCAGGATAACTTTTGCTCCGACCTCACTTGCCGTAAGGTCAACAGTGGTCATCCCAATATCTTCCTCGTCTATAATATCCTGCCCATCAGAAAGATCACTCATTGTCATCTGTCCAACTTTAGGGACAGTAACCTGCTTTGCTCCCTTGGGAAGACTAAACTGCTCTGTCAGAGCCATAGCAGGAGCATTGTGTTCCTCAGTATATCGAGCAGTAGCTATAATAATCTTTTGGGCATTTTCCAAATTACCCGTTGTAGCTGTCTGAGCCATTACGCCCTCCTTAAATTACATACCTAGAAGTTTTTTAGCAACAGCAGTTGCTGCAGAAGATCTATCACCAGCTAAATAAGCATCCAGTAATCTTCCTTCGCTCGTTGCAGCAGCAGGGGCTGGTGTATTAGAGTCAAACTCCTGCGGAGAAGTGAGGCGACTCTTCAACTCTGTTATTTCCTTCTTCTGCTGCGCCAGTGTAGACATTGTTTTAGCTATATTTTCCATCTCGCTGGGATTTACTGCCTTCTCTAATTCCGGCAGAGAGTCTATGCCAAGATTGAATTTCTTTGCAAAATGTACCGAGGCATTTCTTCGCCCCTGTTCCATCTGAGATTGTATATGCGTATTGCGCTGTGTTTCTATATCACGCACACGACTCTTTAAATGATTTATAGTCTGTGCCTTGGCCTGCTCTTCATCATATCCACGATTTTTCAGTTCCGCTTCCATCTGAAAGGCTTCTTGCTCAAGTGCCTTAATAATCCCATCTCTCTCCAGCATTGACTGATGCTTTGCTTGGGCCTCCTCAAGTGCCTTGAGTTTCTGCTCCATATTCTCTGTATCAGGAGCAGGTGGAGTTACGGGGAGTTGCTGTGGTACTGGCTCAGGCTCTGAAGTAGATTCTCCTATAGATTCTGTACCCGCAAAAGAGTCAAAGGGACTTGCTGCCTCTGATTCTGGTTGTGGTGTATCAGCGACTATAGTATCTGCTTCTAGTGGTAGCTGCGATTCAGTAACCATATCATCTCCAATTATGTTAACTTTAAACTCAAGTGTCAAATATATTATCTAGTTATATTATGACTGTCTAGAACCTTAGACCAATTACCTCTGTTTTGCAAGAATTTAGCCCTAGCTTCCTCTGCGAGTTTCCATTTTTGAACTGTACTGCGAGGTAGAAGATTATAATATGCTTTATGGTGTCTAGTCCTGATAGTATTCATAGTTATAAACTGCTCATAATTTGTATACGGTTCTCCTGTTGGCAGTATTTTCTTCCAAAACTCTCTCTGATAGTACTCAACTGCATCATAACTAAAGACCCCTGACTTCGGGTCTTCTGCCAAGTCATACGTAGCATACCATTCAGATAGTATAAAGTTAGCGGGATTATCTTTATCAAACTCAGTATCATCTTGATATTTTCCAAAGTGACGATTTAATTCCTGCCTATCTCTAGCATATTCGGTTTGCAGGTTATTGAATTCCGATCTCAGCTTAGCTGCTCCGTTTGTTAGAAATATAGGGTTTTGACGAGGATTGTGATATTGCTCAAGTAATGCTATCTCTTTTTCATACCGCTCTGTATCCAACTGTTTAAGTTGCATCCAGTACTGTGCATCCTTATCTCCACGCATTATCCTTTCCATCATCATTGGGTCAAGTGTTTCTGAAAGATTCTCTCTTAATAGATCTCTTTCAAATGGTTGCATTTTCTCATACGGTATATTAACAGTATCCTGTGCGTATTTCTGCATTATCTGGAAAGACCCTTCAGGATAGCCACGACCACCAAAGAACTCTGCAACACCCTTAACGATTCTCTGTTGTGGATTACCTCCTTCCAGTAAAACAGCCTGAGCCCAGATAGGCATTGTCTTTGGAAGAATCTCTGTCTTGGTAAGATTTGTAGCATGCCCCTTGATATCCCAGAAGGAATCACCTCGTGTTCGATCTCCCATAAATGTACGTCCAACTAAGATATCTACCCCAGATGACAGAACAGGCGATGCATTGCCCCTCAAGAACCTAATACCGGGATTATCCATAGTAACATCCGTAAGAGTAAGGTCCTCACCCCTTTGATGTGTTGCTATCATAGATCCAAAAACCCTCATAAGAGAACGAACCTTAGAGCCAAAGCCTATATTAGTGCCAGTACCCGGAATCTGCCATGTCATAAACCTGTCGCTTCTTGGATCGAAGTGATTGATTATCTCATCAGGATCTTCACCTATGGCAAGAGATACAGCTGTCCCAAAAGCCATTAATGAAACTACACCAGAAGAGACCGCCTTCCAAGCCAGTTCTCCTCTTAGTGATGTCGGCCTGCCAAGATCAAATAACATTGCAGCAATAGCCCTGTTATATCTTGGAGCTAGTACAGTAAGTGTCTCAAACTGTCTCCACTTTGCAGTGGTTCCGAGTTTACCCGGATTTGCAAGACCACGGATCTCATTGATAAAGTCATCAACTTGGCGTGTCGATAATGAATCAACCGCATGTCTATCCAAAGCCTTTGCCAATTCTATACCAGAAACATCTAGAGCAGTCTCAAAGCCAGTCTGCGCTCTTCGCAAGAATCCTATATACCCTCTGCCTGCAGCTGGAGCACCAGGCACTTGTTCCAATACGTCCCTTGCCATCTTAACTGGCTTAGACCGCACGAATCCTGCATGCCCGATAATTCTTGTAAATTCAGTCATCTCGGTTCCCCCAGTGGAAACCATCATGCCGGGATGTTTAGCAAGAATCTCTCTATTATTATGTATATAGTTAGCATGGAAAGTAGGATCAAGGAAAGCAGATACAAATCCCTTCATAGCCTTTGCCATAAATAAAGGATTATGTAGGGTTTGTCCCCAAAGGAAGATCAGCTGTATACCAAATGGAGACATGTCGCCAGCAAGCTGGAAGAATCTAAACATGGAGTTTGCAGTGTTGACAGAGTTTAATGCAGCAAAAAACTCAGAGTTATCAACCATATTCTCCCCAATTGCCCTTGCAACATCTCTGCCTGTCATAGCGGTACCATCACGCTTTTTAAGATGTAATGGCTGTTCTTCGTTAAATATCTTTCCTGCAAATGATGGAACTTTAAGTGATATATCCCCCTCAAGAGCTTCTATTTTTGATCTTTTCTCTGCGTCTTGCTTCATAAGTTGTGCATTGGATAGATCTTCCCTAATGCTAGAAAGTAATCCTCCCTGATATTTCCCATAGGTTTTACTACCTTTATCCATATTTCTAACTCCACGCACAGAAGTTAGTAGATCGTCAATGGCCCCTATCTTATCTGCGATAAAGATATTCTTTGCCGATTTTGAAAAGGTATATTCAAACTTCCCTGTGCGCTTATAGTTCTCATACGCCTTGCCCCAAGACATTCTAAGAAATCCAAGTTGTCTCTTGGCATTACTTAACTCTCCTGCCTTACCGTTTATCTTATAGTCAAGTGATTCCAGTTTCGCCTTATCAGATGCAGGGGTATTTTGCCTCAGTTGATTTAGAAGTTTTAACTGATACTCTAACTGTGATGTGTATTCAAAAAGTTTTGTAATAGTTCTCTTATTAGGGGTAAAACTGGACGGCTGGGTTGCTGCCACCTTGCCTGCTTTAATTAACTGATCCAGAGTAATCCTAGATATAGGGCCAAGCATACCTTCAATTTCAGGAAAAATCTTTTCAAGATACCTTCGTGTCTGATACGGTATCTCTGCCCCACGTTTAGCACCCTGAAGTACCTCTATAAGGCGTTCAGCCCCTTTAAGTTTTTCTTTAGCAAATGCCAGATCTGTAAGTATCTCTGAAGGCAGGGCCTTAGTTCTCGAAGAAACTATGTTATTTTGAATAAGATAATCAGTAGCCCTTTGATCGGCTACTCTTCTGTATGCACCCTCTAGATTTCGTAATAGCGTTTCATCATCATCCAGATATCTATATCCAGCTAATATGCCCTCTTCTTGTGTACGAAACTTCCTCTCCTTTTCGGCTCCTAAACGTGCTCCCGGCCTTCCTCCTCCCATTACCTGAACTTCCATAATCTCCCCATCCGCAAAAACCTTCCCCATAACCTTACGCCCTGCATACACACCGCCCTCTTCAAATGACAGTTCATTTATATTAATACCTTCAAACTTCAGCATATCAAGTTTTGCTTCTTCAATCTGGTTAGCTATCGTAATCCATTCTCTTTGCTCTGAAGTAAGTTTGTTTGCCCACCTAGAGTCACTAGGCATACTTCTTATACCATTGACAGTAAATCCCTTCAGAGGCCCTTCCGCAAGAAAGCCGTCATCATCATTAGATCCAAAAACATCGGATTGCTTTCCGAGCCTACTAAGTCTGGTAAATGCAATCTGTGCTTTCTGAGCACCCTCAGATCTAAGCATCTGATGGGCCATAAGAGATTTAAATAAAGGATTAAAGGCAATAGCAGAAGGATTAAATCTTCCTACTATATTGCGTATCACAGGCATATTAGCAATTTTTCTGTAATTGTCATTTATAAAGTTAATATTTAATGTATCTTCCATACTTGATAAAGAACTCAGTGTCTCAACAGGTGGCTGCACCACATCTCCGGGATCATCATCTGCTCCTTCGGCAACCTTGAATAGCCTGTCAATATCACCAGAGCCGTCATCTGCAACCTGAGTGACACTCACATCATGCCCATAATACTTCTTGGCATTAAGAACCATAGAAGATGGGATGTTATTTTCTATCTTTCTAGCAGATGGCATCCTTCCGCCAGTTATGCTGCGAAATAACTTTTTCATCTCAGGACTTAGGTTCTTCTCATCTGGAGTCCCTGTTATAGATCTAATAACAGAAACGAACCATTCCGTCATCTTATCGAATATAAGTTTTAAGTCCGCATCACGGGGAAGTACGTTATCTACTACATACTGCTCATATGCATCAGCAAACTTTTCCTCACCTGCCCGTGTCCATATATTCTTATTATTTAAACCGTTATAAACATCCTTCCCCATTGCCCATTCACCAGCAACACGAAGCTGATCTTCAGATAATCCTCTTCTGATTACATGCCCTACTTCATGGAACGCAGTTCTGACATTGGCATGCTTTGAGAAACTAATGATTGCCTTTCCATCATCTTGAAAGTCTGTGAAGCCAAAGACCGTACCTCCACTAGGCTCTTGCCCTTCTATCTGGTACAGCCTCATCTGCGCTGATCTAACTGCTGAGCCAATAGAACGCTTTACGCCCGGATCGGGCCTTGCTCCTCCATCAGGAAATATATCTAAGTCGGGATGCTTATTTCCGTTCTCGTCAATCAGAGGAGTATTAAGCTCAAGTCCATGAGTCCGAACTCTTTTATTTGTTTTAGTAGAATCTAGTCTAATATATGGACGTATACCTGTAGCGCTGTCTACCTGAGCCCTTAATTGTGGATCTGCATTTTCTAATGCAATACCAACTATAAGATCCATAATATCTTCTGTTCTCGACTCATTCTGCCGAGCACCATGTTTAACACCCCATAACTCAAGAGCATCTTTTAGAGATAAGAATCCATCGTCTAAGTCACGATAGTCTCCTTTACTCC